TTTAGTTAACCACCAAGCTGTTCTATATGCTACTAATTTAGATTTCATGTGTCCACGAGGAAGTAATACAAGTTGATTGTTTTTAGCTTCTTGTCTTGTCCACCATTGTATTAATTCTTCATGAATAGCTCCCATCATTAAATGAGGAGCCACTAATTTAATAAACGTTAAGAGATCAGCTTCTGCTGCTTCTCTTATTTGATCTATACTAGCTTTTGACATTTAAGCTTTCTTCTTCTTTTTGCCCCAGTTATTCTGCATATCTTTATAAGCTTTAGCACTTATAGTAGATTTCTTTTTACTTCTGCTAGTTCCTGCTTTCTTTCTTTTGTTTATGTTTTCTACTAAGCTCATTTTTAATCTGCTCCATTCTGTTTAAACGTTCTTCACGAGTAAGGTACAACCATTGACTTAAATCTTCAAAGGTGCGATGACATGATATACATCGAGTACCTTTCATTCGACACACCCCATTACAGGGTGAGTCTTCTACCACTTAACTTTGTCAGCCCAGTACGCTGCTGACATCTTACCTCTAGCTATATTCTTAGCATGACGAGCTTTAAATGACTTCTGTCTTGCTTTCTCAGAAGCAGTCTTAGGATTAGCTCCTGCTCCTTGTTTACCTTGTTGACCAAAGCGTATAAGTTTTACTTGATCTCCTGACTTAGCAACAACAACATGTGACTTAGTAGGATGACCTGGAGTACGTTTAGGTTTGTTATAACCTGATACTCCTGCTCTTTCTAGTCTAGGATCTTTAGCCATATTACTTCTTCTTCTTAGATTTACCTGCTTTGCTTAATGCAATAGCAATAGCTTGTTTCTGTGGTTTACCTGATTTCATCTCTTTTTTAATATTCTCAGAAATAGTCTTTTGTGATTTACCTTTCTTTAGTGGCATTATTTACTCTCCATGAAAAACAAATTAACTTCTGCTGCTCGTCTTCTTTCTAATCCTCGTAGAACTTTACCACCTGCTCTACAATACTTTAGAAGAGTGTCCATCGCTTCTTCCTTCTCTCCTCGATTTAACTTAGAACGAACACTACTTCTTTGTAAAGTCCCATTTCCTAGGTTAAATGCAAATGATACAAGTGCATCAAATTCACACTGCTTAAGAGGAACAGTGATATAACGAGAAACTCCCAACTCAAATCTCTTAAGATCTTTCTTAAGTAAATCATCAACCTCCTCTTGGCTCCATACTCTGTTATCTTTTGGATCAAGTCTTATTTCCTTTCGTCTTGCTAAAGGGAGGGTAGCCTGTTCAGGATAGAGAACGTGACCATACCCCACAGTCCAAAGTAAAGCAGGACAAAGATAAGGATTGAAATGACAGCCTTCAAATTGCTTAATAAGTTTGATCCCAAGTTCACCTGTGATCACTTCTTCTTATCCCAGTGCCTAGATCCAAACCAGAAGCCTATGATAGAAGCTACGATTGCCATCTCTTCATCTGAGAATACTAAACCTAATGCTATTTCAAAGTCAACACCTGTTTTAATAGCCCATATCATACCTGCTATATCAGTAAACAATAATAAGAACACAAACATATAGGTCACAACAGGTCTTACAGAAGCACTTAAATTCTTAACCCAACCACTAGCACCTTCTTGTAGTTTCTTATCATGATCATATAATGCTACTCTTTCTTGAGCATAGGTTTGCATTTCTATTTGATCTGTTCTTACTTCTTCTATTCTTGCTTGAGATGCAAAGCCTTTTTCAGCTAGAGCTAATTCACGCTCTGTTTGGATAGAAGCCATCTCACGTTCATGCTTTTGATCTGCTTTATTCTTAAAGAAGTCTAATACACTTGGTAAACCTGAAGTGGCAAAACCTAATATTCCTGATAATATACTTAACATTGTTACCTTCCTAGTGGGTTAGTCGTTGCTGTTTGTAGTGCTTTCATTTTAGCATTGACTGTTTCGAGCTCAGCTCTTACTTCATTACGCATAGCGTTTAAACTTGCTTCAACTTCTCTTTGGCTTCCTTTTGCGATTGCTGCTGTCTCTTTAGCCAACACAAAAGCATCGCTTGCCTTGTCTTGTAACTTAACATTTGTTTGCATTAACTCCATATATCGTTCTTGTTGTGTCTTCATCTGATGCTCTAAAGCTTCTATCTTAGAACTATCAAACTCTTCAATCACCGAAAGCATCTGATTGTAGAGGGTTATCGTGTAATAAGCTCCTCCACCTATTATTGGCAGAATCGTTAAGATTAAGCCCAATACCATTTGGGGAGATAAGGTCAAGGAGAAGGTTTTGTTCTCTGGCATAGTTCTGTTCCTGTTCTAAGTCTAAAAGGTTAGTTAATTGTTCTTGATAGTAGCCTTGTGGCTGCTCTATCAATGCAAAATCAATAGCAATCCCAAACCCAGGAACGACTGTTTCGTTTTCCTTTGTCTTTATCTTCTGTTCTTGTTTTGCCTCTTGCTTCTCTTCCTTCGTCTCCGTAGAGTTTGATGTCGAAGGCTTCGTTGTATTTGTCTCTGTTGGTTTTTCCTGTACTTGAGGAATCGCCATTTCCTGTTCCACTGGATTGTTCATTGGAACTGGATTCATATCCACAGGTTCTGAAGTAATCCCAACTGGGTCTGGTTGATCTAGACTCAGAGGGCTTGCAGGATTCAATGGACTCTCTATGCTTGTAGGATCTGTTGCTTTTAGGGTACACGAATTGGAGCTTGTAATCCAAGGACCAGTCATTGGGTCTGAATAAGGAGTCGAGCAAGTTGTCGATCTTGATTGTGTTATAGACCCTGTGTAACCATCCTGACATGCTATTGTTTGCTCCTCTTGACTTTCGACACAACTAGGAGGTAAAGGTTCACAATGAGACGAACTAACAGTCCAAGCACTCCAACTGTCAATACTACAAGAATAGAAACGACTTTCATTAACGAAACCAGTAGTGAAAGGCTCTGTGCAAGCAGTTGTTCTTTGTTCTGTTTGGTCCACGCACCTACTGTAGTCTTGACAGATTGGATCATTTGGTTGATACGAGACACACCAGTAGTCCATAATGGCAACTGAGGGTTCGATACCAACGCAGACCAACGAGTCTTCAACCATGTAGCCATCCGAGTCAGGTGTGTATGTACAGTACCAAGCATAAGCATTACTCCAAGTTAAGAGGTTTAGTATAAGTAGGAAGCGTAAAATCTTTACCATATAGCTTTGTAAACCTTTCAGGATATAGTTCATACCAAGCAGCTCTTGCTGCTGATCCTAGGGCTCCTCCCACAGGACAGGGTGAACCACTCATCTCCATAGCGTTCCATACTTTAATATCTTCACATAGAACTGACACAGCACTTACTTTTAGCCCAAGGTCATTTAAAGTCTTGGCGAGCTTAATTCGAACACAGTTATCATCTGTGAGAACAGTTCCACCTGACACAGCAAATACACCTGTATTAATACCACCTGAGGCAGGTACAGCACAAACATCTTGAGAAAAAGCAGACATCGAAGGTGCCATGGCAGAAGGAACTGGTTGACCCTTATAATTTATGGTTGTTTCTGCTGCATCAGCTTTATTAATAATAATAGTAGATACAACAATACTACCAAATCCTATAATGATAGTCCAAAGAAGTTTATTAAGAACAGCTTCTATTTTGTCTATACGAGCATGTATATTAGCGTACCTTTCGGCACACAGTTCTTCATGAGACCTTAGTTCCTGTTCTACTTCTTTTGCAGTTGTCATATTAAAATTCTATCCATCCTGTAATGATATATTTGTCTCCACCTATGGGTGGGTTTCCTCTATGAGTATGTGTAAAAGCTGCAGGAAATATTACACAATCTCCCTTGTTTGGTTTATATCTATAATGTTGATAAAGAAACTCTGTTTCTCCTGCTTCAAACTCATCATTAAGATATACTGTCCATGTTAATAATCTATTGCTATGCTCTCTACATGTATTTTCTGCATGCCATACATGATAACCTTCACCAGGTCTTGTCTTTTGAATTTTAATTGTATATGATTTATGAGCATCACATGAACTTAATATATCATATTGGTTTGCATATTCTGCGTAGCATTTTCCCCAGAATACATCATTAAACTCAGTTAAAATTTCTTTAGAAGTATGGCTAAATGGAAAAGATTGTTCAGGTATAAATCTAGCTAAATCTTGTTTTAATAATTTAGGAACTTGATCATGTGATTGACGATCAATTACTAAACCTCCTTCTTCTGCTTCATTAAAATAATCTATAACTTTATTACAAAATTCATGACTAAAAGCATTTCTATTAACTCTTATAAATCCATCCATATTTTTATCCTTATCTTAAAACTTATTTTAATTTTTATAACTTATAAAATGAGCAACACTAACTCTTGTTCCATCTCCTTGAATAGGCATAGCCTTATGTGTAACGCATCCTGGAAATATAATTGCTCTATTTTCTTTAAATTCTATTTCTTTATCAATCTCTTTAAAGTAAACTCCTCCTCCTTTAAACTTTCCTATATTTAATAAAACTAAAACAGTATATAATGTTCTATCTTCATGACTATCATAATATTGATTATTATCATAATAATTTAATAATATAGAATCTAAATTTGATTTTCTAATATGTTTATAGTTAATATTATATTCAATAAGTTTATCTAAATAACTATTTGTAAAAACCTTTTGATTATAAACTATTATAGGAGATTGTCTTGGATCAGTATAATAATCATATAATAATACTCCTGAACCTGTTTTTACTTTATTAGTTTTATTATTATCTGTAGCTGCATTTGTTAAAGAAGCTTCTTGTTTAAATTTATATAAATCTTTAATTTCTTTATTTACTTCTTGTAATTCATTAGTATTATAAAACTCATCTATAATAGCTAAATCTATATTATCTTTTTTAAATATACTAAGTATCATTTAAAGTAAGGTCCTACTAACCATGTAACACAACTATATCTTATTCCTTTTGTAACAGGCTCAACACCATGTACCATATAACTAGGAAATACTAATATGGTTCCTTTTTCTTGATGAGGATAATAAGGAGTTCCCTCTGGATTAAGAAAAAACTTTCCGCCTTCATAATCATCATTAAGAAAAGCTAATACTGTAAGTTTTCTTGTTTCATCACTATGTGCATGATAAGTATCTATGTGAGGATCATAATGTCCATTTGGTTTGTATATTAAAAACTCAGTTTGATTAGAATGAGTAATATTATATTTCCACCAATAGTGATTTGCATTTAATCCTGTAGCAGTTAATGCAGATCCTATACCTTGATTTTGAGGAAGTATAACACGCTCAACATCACGAACAGATCTATCTACTTTCTTTCCGTCATTTCCTATAATTGGAGGTTCTTTAGCTATACTATCTTGTGTATAAGCTGTTACAACATTATCACAAAAAGAATCACTTAAATGTTTTGGAAAAAAAGCACAATCAGTTAAGCGTTGACTTACAGTATCCATTTACACCTTTATCTTAGTATGTTACTTATCTATTATAGTATATTATATATATTATGGCAAGGGTGGATATATTACATTATTTGGAAAGCCATCTTGCGTTGTGATATCTCTTAATGCTTGACGATAAGCAGTTTGTTCAGGGGTCATTAC